TATCGTCCGGATTTCCCGATGGAATACGTTGAGATAATTTTGGTCTAAATCGGCGGCGTGATTACAACCGCCTTTGCATTGCACTAGTGCCTCAACTGAGATTGAGGTATGCTGCCACACAATATTCGTCTGGTATAGATCGGAGCGATCCCCTTAGATGGGGTGCTCTGAGCGTGCGCACGTCGATTTAGGTTAAAGATTTTTGATACTAAGTCTATGGGAATAGAGAGATTAGTAGGTTGGTTACCCTTGGTGGGGACCGACATGGTCTTGAGGTTCAAGTGCTCCGTGCCTGAGCATGGGCTTGTTCTGATCTACCCTTTAATGGGCCAATATCACACATGTCTCCTCTCTCGGCTGGGGGAAGGTTGTAGTGATCCCACTTCGTATCTCGGAAGTGGTTGTACTAAATTAGCCTGCTACCCACAGAAGACAAACCGGGACCCCTCTCACAAAGCGCAACTATGACTTGCGCCCTCCCCCCAAATTCGACTGCCGTAGCAGTCACATACCATGACATGACAACACTTAATAAACATACCGTTAAAATTCAATATTCAAGTACAACTTGTAATTCTTGCTGCGGCGTCCGCCAAGATTACAATTATTTAGACGAACATATAGCGAAATTATATTGTGGGTACTCCTTTCCTTTGCATGATAGGATTTGTACTTGCGGTTATTTCGATAGAACTATTACTAAAAGAGATCGCACTTTGAGGAGAGAGAACAACTTTTCTCTCAAACCTATGACAGAATGTTTGTTCGAAGAATCAAATGGTTGGGAAATTAACCCCAAGCAGATGTTACGTGTTGCATATAGAAGAAGGAGACGTAAGGAGAAGAGTGAAAAACGTCTCAAAGACGCTTATTTTTCCAGAATCACTGTTCGAAGATCTGATAAAAGAGATAAGCGCATTTCACCGCAAAGCGGCTCCGCTTCCCCGGACGTTGATGGACTACAATTTGTGATGTCTGGAATTTCCAAATTGTATTTGATGTATAAATCTGAAACGTTATTTCAGTATATAGTCATCATCTTGGACGTTTTGCGAGAATTTATACCCTTAGACACATACGCATGGTTGAGGGCTAGTGTTGAAGATATTCTCGATGAACACTCCTGTACTCTGGCTGAGTTCAGCGATTATTGTACTACCGCTCTTAGCAATTGGCAGAGTTTCACTCGCCACACTTTGTTTCCAATTTTTTCCGAATTGATCAATGTGGCTTCCATCGCCGTTTTGTCGCCGGGAAGTCTGCTAGCGAAATTATCGCATGTTAAAGCCGATATCACTAGGTATCTCAAATCGTATACGAGTCGTTCAACAGATATAATAGATTGGGTCGTTAAGACCTTTACGTCTATTGTTTCTACGATCAAATTGTACAATGAAACTGGTGATATAGTGGAATCCGTCTGTTTGAAAACGCCTGACCAGGTGATGTCAGATATATACCACAAATGTGCATCTCATTACACTACTGCTAAGAACGGTTCATTAGATGGAAATAACGTGGATTTCTTGGAAATATGTAAAGAAGCCACGGATAGTCTCCAATCAATGAGGCATTCCTTGCATAGTTTTGACATTAAGACTTGTCAGCAATATATTGATCGGATAAGGGCACTGGAATTAGACATCATTGCTTGCAACGTTGTTTCGGGTCAGCGAGTTCAACCGTACGCTTTTGCGTTAACGGGTGGTACTGGAGCTGGTAAAACCAATTTGGTAACACCGCTGATGCAGCACGTCCTCCGATGCAATAACTTTGTAGTGGACGAGAATACGATACAAGCTGTTAACCCACGGTTGAAACACTGGGATAATGTGGACAATTCCACCCTAGGGTATAAGTTCGATGATCCGGATTTCTTACTTGAGGCTAAGAATACTGTGGATTACTTGACTCCTATCGGGCGCGTTCTAAATAATGAGCAATATGCTTTGGAAAAAGCTGAGATATCTGAGAAGGGCAAAGTGTATTGTAATTGTAGGGTTGCTGCTCTAACTTCAAACGATAGTGAGTTTGGAGTATATAACTTAGCTAAAGAACCTGCCGCCATTTACAGGCGTTTCCAGTGTCACATATCAGTCAAAGTGAAGCCAGAGTTTTGTAAAACGTTAGCTGATGGGATTTGCTCATCTGAAATGGATCGTGACAAAGTTGTCAATGCTTTCCCTGACGATATTTATCCAGATGTTTATAATATCAGGGTTTACCGCACATGTGTTAAAGGAGCCGACGCTTCTAGACATAAGGAAAATTTGGATACGCATACTCATAGCCATGTTAGCGACCAATATTGTTTTGCCCCAATTGAATGGAAGGGAAAGCTGATGGTGGATGTTGGTATCCAAACATTGATCAGGTTTCTTACTTTCGATAGTAAGAGATGGTTTAAGGAGCAGGATGAGCTCTTAGCACGAAAGAAGAGAGCGTTGGAAGAGAGCCCAGTTTGCGAGCTCTGTCAAGACCCCATATCTTGTAGCTGTGGCGAGCCTGTCACAGACGGGGTAGATCCTGCCAGATATGTGGCTCCGAGCCACCAGGATGCGCTCGTTGAGATCGAAGGAGATCCCATTGAATTCGGCAGAGTCCCTAAAGTTATCCCTGAAACTGGTGGATATACTTGCAGTGAATGCCCGAAGAAGCTAGCTGCTAATAGTCTGTGGTTCTATAAGATTGGGGATACGATAAGGTGTTGTTGCAGATCGTGTCTTGCTGTGACTAGAGTTAACTGTGAAACGTGCCTCAATAAAGCTAGAGAAGAAGTTGGAATGAGGAGACCGCCTAAGAAGGTTATTAAGTGCACTGCTTATTGTAAAGCATGTGCGATTAAACCCGAAGCGACGACTAGTGACTTGCTCGATTTAGTTTCGTCTGTCGTTGAACACAATGCCAAGCTTAGGAAAGCTGAGGATGTGTACGCGAAGACTCTTAAAGAGCTCCTACGTGAGTACTTTGTTAATGGGAAGAGCAACGTCGTTGGATTACTAACCCATTTGGACTCGATGTTTTCCCACGAGAGTGCATTTTTCGTTAATAAGATATTTGACTCGCTATTAGAATTATTGCGTGGACACGGGCTGGACGTTCTTGAGATGTGGATTCCGCAAGGCATTGAAGGTGGGCCCATTGGTAACTATTTGCATACGAGGTCTTCCCTCGTTAGGAAAATTAGCAGTGTTGACAAGTATATCAATTTGTTGCCAATCGCGCTTTCCATTGCATCACCTATTTCACAGAAGGTATTGTTTGTTTCCATGCCTCTTGGTGTGTACTGTTATATTACTGAGGGTCGCCCCGTAAGTCGTTGGGTGCCAACATTACACAAACGATTAGATTTGTTCAAAGCTAAAGATTTGTATCACAACTTTAGGAAACGTGTTGCACAACTGCCCACCAAGATCGTTAAAGCTGGAGCTCTCCTGTTGTCGATGAGATATCCTGCTGTGTTGCCAATCCTTTGTGCGGTGCAAGCGTATTATATGCATAGCGATTATGCTATAGGTAGTGATATTTCTACAGTTTACTCAGATATAAAATTGGCGAACCCAGTCGAATTTCGGGATAAATACCTGCTTGACTTTATTAAAGTTGCTGCAGTTGAGCGCGTGGTGCGCGCTCTTTGTTACGCGGTGGGCGGTCTTAGACTACAATTGGGAGTCAATCCGCAATCTGGTAATCCGGGGCTTACCATTAAAGACCTCTCTAGTTTGGAAGATATGGATAGGTACTGGTATAAGAAACAATGGCATGACGTCAATTTAGATCCGTTACCGGTTAAAGTTTCCACTTTGCCCTCTGAATTAAAGAATATAGTTACTTCGAATTTATTGCATGTGGTGAATGTTACAGCTGGCACTAGTTGCAATGCTTTCGCCATTAGTAGTAAGAAGATAATTGTACCGCACCACTTTGTGACGAAAGGTAGGAGCCATTATAAGTTCACTCGTAAGAGTGGTATTGGTGGTTTATGCGGCAACGCCACATTCAAAGCGCAATTTGCATTATCTGACACCAAGTTACTTGGTGGAGATCTTGTCGTAGTTGACATTCCTAAGTCCGGCGATTTTAAAGATATGTCTAAGTATTTCCTTGAGAATTTGAACAGAATTCCTATGACTGCTATTATGATACATCGGAACAGAGAGGGGAAGATTGAAACTTTCCCTGTTTATGGAGCTCAGCGCCAAGTGCTGTCCAACAATCATGTTATAGACGGCAGTAAGGTGTATTTCGATGGTCTTGGGTATGATAGTGAAGGCGTGGGGCCATCTAAATGTATGTCCCTGATCCTTTCGGTAGAAAATCCTAGTGTGGTTCTTGGTTTCCATTTAGGCGGTTCAGAATCAGGAGTGGGCGTGTCAAGTTTGCATACGTGTGACGATATCATGAGATTTCAGAGAGCCCATGATTCATCAACGTCAGTAGTTGTTGTGCCTGAGAGTGGGATTTTCAAACAGCAGCAATATGGTACCAACTGTGTCATTCAAGGGATTCACCCGAATAGTATAGCAGCTACCATGCCTCCGGGTGAATTCAAATTATTCGGTTCCACCGGATTAGTTAGTAAGGATACTGAGGATATAATTCAAACGCCCATATCTCAAAAGGTTCGAGAGGTTATGAATTGTCAGACTCAGTGGGGTCCACCTAAGCTTAAAGGGGTTCAGGAAGTTGGCGATCGTAAAGCCAAATGGCATGCAATGTTGGGTAAAAACACCGATACTGCGGATATGATACCTTTGCCACTATTGGATGACAGCGTAGAAGACTACATGAGTGGTGTTCCCCAGTTCGTTAAGGATCATCCACCCATATTGGTTAGACCTTTAACTGATTTTGAAGTCATTCACGGTATACCGGGTATGGCATTCATCGAACCAATGGATCCGAATACATCTGTTGGGTTCCCATTGGGCGGAGCTAAACGCAAATACATGGAACAAGTCTATGATGAGGAAAATGGCAACTGGAGAAATGTTTTTACCACTGACATGTTCGAAAAGAGCGCCAGGAAGAACGAGAAAGAATACATAGACGGGAGACGTGTGTATCCAGTTTTTAAAACTTTTTCGAAAATTGAGCCCACTGATGTGACTAAGGATAAAGTCCGTATGGTTAATGGAGCCCCATTAGATATGCAAATTACAATGAGGAAATACGTCCTCCCGATTCTTAAGTATCTCAGTGACCACCCCGATTTCTTTGAGTGTAGTGTGGGTATTAACCCGTATGGCCGCCAATGGGATGTAAGGTATAAGCAGTTGAGGGATTTTGGTGGGTGTAATCGCATCATAGCCTTAGACCACAAGGATTACGATTTACGCATGTCATCCCAGCTGGTTGGCGCCGCTTTCAGCATCATTGTACAAATGGCTGTCCTGTTTGGGTACAGCGAGAGTGAATTGAGCATTTTGCGTGGACTAGCCGCAGACACAATGTGGCCGGTTTTGTGTTTGAATGGTGACCTTATTATGCTGTTCGGCAGCACTGTTTCCGGGCACAACGCTACTGTGTACATCAATTGCTTGATAAATTCCATTATGATGCGAATCGCTTTCTTTGAGAGTTACCCTGGCGGCTTCGTCGGTCTTTTCACTGCCAAACAATATAGATTTAGAGAAGCAGTTCGCCTTTACACCTATGGTGATGACTTGGTTGGCTCTGTCAAGCAAGGCTTTTCTAAATTTAACAATAGGACTATACTAACGAATCTTGCACAATATGGGTTCATATTGACGTCCTACGATAAGAAACCCGTGCCAAATGTTTATGATAAATTAAATGAGATCGAGTTTTTGAAGAGAAAGTTTGTCTATGACGCGAACATTAAGACAACCGTAGCTCCCTTAAACGAGGCTTCAATATTTAAGAGGTTGTGTTGCATTCATAAACCGAAGGCCCCCAACACTATGGAGATAGTACTTAGCTCTAATATCGATTCCGCTCTTTATGAGTGGTTTTTCTATGGGCCAGAAAAATACAAGTTGAGACACGAACAACTTACCATTGTCGTGGGCTCTATCACGTGCCCGATATTAAGAGCGGTCTGTCAAGGCGTTCTGAGTAAAACTTATAATGATAGATTGGCTACTTGGAACTCCGTATACTAAAACACATATTTATGTACACTATTGTATTATATATTACGATGCTCAATCCTGGATGTTTTGCATACACTTTCTATCGCCAGAGAATCTGGTTTATATCCACAACCCTGTCACACATTGGTTCGAGTGTGATTGGTTAAATGGACCACAAATATAACAACAAACACAATTTTAATTTCCCCTCGCTCATTGTTTCCTGAAAATTCTTTAACTTTACATCGCATATTTCCCCAATCTGGTTCCCAAAATGTTGGTTTCTTAGAGCCAGTGGAGGAACAGCAGTTAGATAGCTTACCTAATCAATCCGACCTCGCCAACGTCCTACCAGGCGCCCGCGATGCAGGATTGGGTGAGTTTCTTAGCAGACCTTTGAAAGTGTTCTCTACTACATGGTCTGCCACTGCACCCGTATCCTTCAATATTAATCCTATTCAATTGTTCCTGACTAGTGCTCGAGTGGCTAACAGGTTAACAAATTTTAAACTTTATAAATCATCCTTCAAAATAAAGATCATATGTAACGGTAATTCGTTCTATATGGGTCGTGCTTTAGTAGCTTGGAATCCACTTTCTTCTGAGGATGATTACTTTTACTATACCAACGCCGACCCTCTCATTACATTTGGTCATTCAGTCCGTTTATCGCAAAGACAGCATATTATGATAGATCCGTCCCAATCAGCAGCCGGCGAAATCGATATACCATTTATATGGGATTCTGATTTCTTTGATGTCCCGGCGGTTTCTGCTAATGCTGCTAGGTTTGGGTCACTGTCTTGCTCTACTTTAGTTCCTTTGTCTTTAATAACTGAACCCACTCCAGGATCTGTAAATCCCGTAGCTATCACAATTTACGTGTGGGCGGAGAATGTTGTCATGGGAGGCCTTACTGTTGAAGACATAGCTGGTCTAGTCGCTCAATCGGGCCCAGATGAATATTCTGGCACGGTGAGTTCATTAGCTTCCACTATATCTTTAGCTGCTAGCAAATTCGTATCAGCCCCGTATATAGGACCCTATGCTATGGCAACTTCTATTGCTTCCGGGGCAGTCGCGTCGATCGCCAAGTTATTTGGCTTCTCTAAGCCTTGTATGCTTGAAGATGCGATCCCCATGCGCCCCACACCTGTAACTTCTATGGCCACGTGCGTTGGCAAAGATGGTTCTGTGAAACTAACTGTTGATCCTAAACAGGAAGTCTCCATCGACCCTAGAATTATAGGCTTGGGTGCGAAAGATGACATGGATATTGTTAATATTGCTTCGGTCAGGTCACTAGTCGCTAATTTCAACTGGGATTACACTCAGATATACGGCACATTGTTGTATACGACCCTGGTGGATCCTGGCATATGTTACCGAGTGTCAGATGCCAATAAGTTCCTTTATGTCCCTGCATGCTGCGGTGCCACTCTACCGTTCCATTATTGGTCTGGCTCCCTCGAGTTTACTTTTGAGATAGTGGCAACAGCGTATCATAGAGGCCGATTGGCCTTTGTATATGATCCACACAGGACTCCTTTGATATATGAGACCAACGTGGCTTATCACAATATAGTAGATATTAGCGAATGTAGGAAGGTGACCATTCGCATTGGCCAATCCCAAATCGAGTCTGTGCGCAACCATTTTCAACCCCTCACATCTGGAGAATTCTTTTCAGCTTCCGACAGAGGTGGTCATGGTACAGTGGCCATCACACCTACTCAAATTTTGAACGCGGGTAATATAGGTAATGGAGTCCTATCCGTGTTCGTCGTCAATGACTTGACGGCACCAAATACCACCACTAATGGCATTAAGGTGCTTATGTATGTTAATGCATGCGAAGATTTTCGCGTGTATGCCCCCAATAGTGAGTTGTACGATTATAGCTACGTTTATCCCCAATCCGGTGTTGAGCCGATAAAGGAAATCACTACAAATACGGAATGTCCTCCGTATCGTATTGATATTCGATCTTCGGATCCTGGATTGGCTAAGATATACTGTGGCGAGAATATACTCTCTATTCGCACCATACTTAAAAGATATGTGCATTATCTCACGCACCATGTTACTAACACTGCCGTTACCAATTTAACCAATTTTGAACATGCCATCTACCCCCTTATGTATTTGAATGCAGTGGACACTATACATTCCACTGCTGTCCCAGGCCCCATTAACTATGTGGGCCACTCATACATTTCTTATTTCCGCGCCGCTTTCACCGCTATTCGTGGTGGAACTAGGTGGAAAGTTATACCTACCAAGCCGTTCGGGCCAGGTAAACTCAGCGCCACTTTGCATGCAGATGCTATCACAGGTTTACCTGCTGAAATCGTTATAAATGCCGGCGCAAATACAAAACCTAGAGGCCATCTCGTCGCCAATAGGACAACACATCAAGGCGAGACCATGACATTGAACCCCAGTAACCCTGGTTTGGAATTCGAAGTTCCCTTCTATTCCAATAAGAGATTCATACCTGCTGCCAGTTCTCTGGAAACTAAATTTGCAATTAACGCAACCGGTTTCAGAGTGCTAGCAGATATCAATGCCATCGGAGACACGTGCTCGCTATATGTAGCTTCTGCTGAAGATTTTGGACTTTATCATTTTCACGGATTCCCTACTATGGTTTGTAATTCGTCAGTAATACCAATTGCCTGAGGAGTACCCAGATGCCTAATCAACATCTTCGTTCAAAG